TGAGCGCGAAAGTCTCGTAGGAATATGTAACAGCGCCGCCGGAGTAACCCGCGTCGCGGTCGTAGCTGCCCAGTCCCTGGAGAGACATCTTGGGGAGCTTGATTTCATTGCCTCCGTTGTAAATTGCCTGAGACACATTCTCCTCCATCCAACCGGAGGTTGCACCCTCTAATGCCTGCCTGTCAAGCTGATTCTGCAAATTCTTTTCGAATTTCTTAATGTTCATTAGTGTACCCTCCGAAGTTGAGAAACGGCGTTCTCGTGGACGTTCTTTGCGAAAACTCTCAGTGTTCTGCTTAGTAATTTCCCCATTCCATTCATTGTGTTGTTCCTCCTCAGAACGGATAACCGTCATTGCTTGCCGCCGGATTTTCAGCCGGAGCACTCGGCACGGGCGGCTGTCCCTGCGCGGGTCTGGAAGCGCTGCCGCCGTCCTCGCGCTTCTCTCCGGTGAACGATACATGGTCGGCGATGACTTCATACCAGGTCGCCTGATTACCGTTCTTGTCGGTGTAGGGGCGGGTAGTCATTTCACCCTCGACAAGTATCATGCGACCCTTGCCGAAGTACTTCTGGACAAACTCGCCGGTCTGTCTCCACGCCACGATGTTGAAGAAGTCGGGCTTCTTCTCCTCACCCTGCTTCTGGAATCTGCGGTCAACCGCAATGCGGAATGTGCAGACGTTCACTCCCTGCGGAGTGGTTTTGAGTTCGGGGTCAGCCACAAGGCGACCCATGAGAATCATTTTGTTGAACATTTTGTTCTCCTTTGTTGAAAAATAATCTTTGCTTTGCCATTCAATGGAACGCCTAGCGGTGTAATGCTATGCCCTTGCCGAACCATGACATGCAGTGCCGTTGCTTCACAATGCGGAGCGCTTCGCAACTCAGCCTTGCCATCGCGCTAATTCGCTTTGCCGTTCCCTTGTTGTTCTATGCTTCGCTTTGCCCTTGCCGGGCGAATCCATGCATAACCTTTGCCTTGCCGTCGGTGCCATTCCCAGCCGCTGCAAAGTTCCGCTATACAGAGCCTTTGCTGTGCTCCACAAGTCATTGTGCCGCCACGCTCTTCCTTTGCTGTGCCTCGCCACGCCAAACATTGTCGCTGCAATGCTCGGATTCGCGTACATTGCCTTGGCGTTGCTTTGCAGCACTCAGCGCTGCCTTTGCTTCGCCACGTTTAGTGCTGCTGAACCTTGCCGTTGCACTACTGAACTGTGTCACGCCACACTATACCATTGCTTAGTCATGCTTCTCTACACATTGCCGCTGCCGCACTATTCTTTGCTCCGCTCCACTTTGCCTTTGCGATACATCTCGGTGCTTCACGACGCTGCGCCTTACCTCAGCTTTACTAAACACAGCCATTGCTTTTCAGAGCAGCTCACTACTTTGCCTCTGCGCCGCTCCGAGGTGCAGGACTATGCCGTGGCATTGCCACGCAAGCCGCGGCTCTGCCGTACCCTCGCTCAGAGCACCTGAAACGTAAATTCGAATCTGCCCTTGCCGGAGTTTCTCCACTGTCCTATGCCCTTGTATTTGCCGTACTCCAGCCACTCGCGGAGCATATCAACATCTTCATCGACCATGCAGAGAACGTCGAACTCGCAAGTTGTCCCCTGCGGGCATACCTCACTGTTCGCAAGTGCTATGCGTTCGCCCTGCATAGTGGAAGCGCGGAGCGGGCGCTGGCAGTCGGCTATCTTCATGCCGTGAAGATCCAGCGGTATCTCGCGCGGCTCAACGAAAATCGTGTTATCGACTTTCTTCTTGTAAGCCTTTACCTTGCTGGACTTCGTTCCGGGGATTCCTCTCATCGCGCCGCATATCTCCTTGAAGAATCCACGGATCTGGTAGTCCCAGAGATAAGGCGTGCCGTCAGCCATCTTCGGGAATACGGTCATGGACTTCTCCTCAACGGCTTCAACGCCGAGTGAAGCAACTTCTTCCTCCATCTTTGCCGCGCCAGGTGCCTTGCTGGCGATGAACTCGCGGTGGAGCTCCGGGTTGCCGGAAGATGTTCCGAGCAGGTCGTCCGTGAATGTTAGCTTTACATGTACCTTTGTCATTGTGTGTTCCTCCTTTGTCAAATCTTTCCTATGTCAATCCTGCACCAGCCCCAGCCGTGTCTCGCTGATTTCTGGTAAACGTACAGCTTTCCGTCTGTGCAGAAAAGGTATGTGGTCTTCTCTGTGCCGACATACTCGATGAGTGCCGTGGTGTCGTCTATCACGCTGTCGAGCGTCCCGCCGGGAACAGCGGAGCATGTACGCTTATCGCCGTCAACGTCTACCTGGATAGCGCTGCTGATGATTATTCCCTCCGGGCGTTCGATGTGATTCATCTGCGGATATACCATGTTTTTCCTCCTGAATTATAGATTTCTGATAACTGCAAAACACTGCAATCAGAATGGCTCTGTGTTATCCGTGCGGTAGTCAACAGGCGCAGTCAGCACCTTTGTTGCGCGGCAGTAAGCGCATTTTCCGCACCGCTGCGGTGCGAATACGCCATGCTTTACAAGGCTGAATCTGGGGGACAGCTGCTCTACGACTTCAAGCTGTTCGTCAAGTACTTCGTCCGGTACGCTGAAAATCTCGATGTCCGGGGACTTTTCCTTTGTGACCGCCGCAATGTAAAAGGGGAGTGTTTCCCCAGTGTTCTGCCTGACTATTTCGCGGTAGATAGCGCCCTGGGTGTGATATCCCCAGTACTCGATGAAGTGTTCCTTGCGGCGCGTTTCCGGATTCCATACCGGTTCGAAGTCGCGGACACATTTCAGGTCAACTATCATCAGGTGTTCGCGGTAGCTGTCAACCTTGATTTTGTAAGGCACTTTGCCGATTTCCCCGGTGAATATCCGCTGCTTCTCGCCGCTCATGTACTCGGTGAAAAGCGGGTCTGCTTCGGTGCGTTCGATAGCACTTTCGGCAGTCTGGTATTCTGCTTTCAGGGTGCCGTCCTTCTTGAAAAGTTCGGGGTGCTGTTCGCGGAACTGGTCGAGCGTTCCCTCGTAGAATGCGTCAACATAAGAGCCGGTCAGCAGTGCCGTTGTGTCCTCGCGGCGGTTTTCCCCGGTGAGTTCAGCCATTGCGGCAGCTTCGCAGTGCAGGAACGCCTTGAATTGCGAGCAGCTCATGTATTCCGCGTTGGCTTCGGGAGTGTAGTAGGTGGTGTTGTCGAGTATCATTCGCGCTTCCACCCCACAAAATCAGATATTCCAACGCTGCAGTCCTTGCATATGTGTAAGTCGTTCATTGCCGCAAAAGGGTCCCCGGCGGGGATTTCTCTTAATGATTCCAACGAACGGTATGCTGACGCTATTACCGCACCTTTTCCGTTCATAATGAGAGAAGTATAGACTTCGCCACATAAGCGGCACTTGTAAATCGCCTTGAACGCGTCAGCCATTTCCCGCGCCCTCCTTTGCTTTCTTCGCGCACTCAACGCAAAGCTGCCTGCCGAACATATCGACCGCCCTCTGCGCTATCTGCTGCGCGTTGAACGCTCCGGAACCCTTGATAGCCGCTCCGCAGTCGGCACACTGGAGGACTGCCGAGTTATGCGGCGGTGTTTCCGCGTCAGGATCTTTCATTTCCTCCGTGGGAATGCACAGCACCTGGAAGCACGCGTACTTGAATGCCACCGACATAGCCTTATTGCTGGACTTGTCCGCGCTGTCCATGCCCTCACCCTGAACGACCGCTGAAACGCTCGAACCGTCTTCCGCATAGAATGTGTACTTCACCCGGAGTATGGTGTAATTTAGCGTGCCGCCCTTTGCCGTTACGCGTTCCTGACGCTGGCTGTCCAGCACTTCCGGAACCGCGAACACCTTGTGCTTTATCATCAGCGGCTGGAGTACGTTCATCACAATGTCAACGCCGCGATACATGAACCCCTGCTGCTGGTTCTTCTGGCTCTTGCTTATCGCCGGGCACTCCGACATTATCGCCGACAGAGCCGAATATATCTTGCTTGTTTCTGCCATTTAGTCCTCCTCGTTATCCAGCGGCTTATACCGCAGAAAATCTTCGCCATAAACTTTGTTTATTTCGTCAAACACATGCCCGAGCCCCAGCCCATCTTTATTAGGCTTCCAGAGCCCGTCTGACGGGTCGTAAGCGCCCCCCCCGATACAGAATGCATACTGCTTCGGGTGAGTCCGGGCGAGCCGCTGGAAGCGCGTTTCGCCCTTTTCAAGGTGAGCGCCAAAAGCGCAGAACATACAGCCTGTCCGGGAGCAGCCGGTCGTTTTGAGTTTAAGAGTGGTTACGTCAGAGAAGCGCTCCTGTTCCGGCTCGTCACAGTCATAGACTACGTCGCCGTAAACGGAACATATCTCTATGTAGCGCGATTTGATGTAGAGGAGCACGTCCTGCTCTGTCCAGAAACTCATGGGGTTTGATACGGGATTACCATTGTCAAAAGCGTTGCAACCATGCTGTAACCACTTTTGAGTTCGCAAAGCGCTTTCGCTCGCCATCTGTGCAGTGATTGCAACCTTGCCGCTCTCTTTGGAATATCTGTGTGCAGGCTCTTTTTTCATAATGTCACAGCAACGCTTGCTACACATAAAATCCATGTCCAGCAAAGGTTTGTACTTCGCAGCAGAAAAACGCCCTCTTGATTCCTCGAATCGCGTCTTGGCGTACACGCCATCAGGACACCTTTTAGCCACGCCAACTATGTTGCTGATTTCCTTGCTGATAACAGGGTATCCTTTTTCCGTAAGCACCTGCTTAAATGTCTTTTTGGGGTGCACTACCTTGACATTCGGGAACGACATTGCAAACTTCTGTATCTCCGGATATTCCAGCCCGGTATTCACGAACACAGCTTCGATTTCCGGGTACATTTCCCGGGCGATATGTAACAGCACCGTGCTGTCCTTGCCACCGGAAAAGGAGATATAAACCCCATTAACACCGTAGTGCCGCACCCATTCACGAATGCGCTGCTGCGTGCGGGCTATCTTCAAGTCAAGCGGGAGCGCCTGCAACTGCTTTAACTCCTCTTTAGTCGGCATTGCTGTCACCGATTTCATCAGGAAAAAGCTGCCGCTGTATCTGCTCCGCGATAACTCTCATATCCGGGTGAGCGGCCGGGCTTGTCCGCAGCTTAAGGAAATCCCGCCAGCGTTCAAGCGTCATGGTCATGTAGAGCCTTGTTGCAAGGCAGGTCGGGAGAACACACCGCGCCGTCTGAGGGCTTATACCAACTTCCAACGCGTCATTGTAGGCTTCGTTAACATCGCCCAGTGTGTCTAGCAAACTCTCAGCGGATACACTTCCATCACTGGGTTTGATTATCTCAATCTCACCGCTTTTGTTAGCCTTGCAGTACCGCGTTGATTGCTGCGAAAAGCTGGCTGTCCTGTGCCGGACAAGCTCATGCGATATTCCACGGTCGCAGGTAATAAGAAATGTTGCCGTTGTGTGCTGCTCATACGCCCATTTCGGCAGTTGGCTGGGTGGAATAACATTTGCTTTGTACTCTTTGCCACCATGCGGGTCGCGGACGTTATAAATTTTGTAAGTGTTTGCTTGTTTTTTCCACGGCTCGACATCGAACAGCGTGGGATAAGCGTTTAACGCTTCGATTACGCACATAGGGATCGAATCATATAGCTTGCTTGTGTAGTCAAACACCGTGTTCCATGCTCTGACATTTCCAGACACAAAATGATGCTTGTGTCTGCAGCCGTCTATCTTGTCAAAACGTAAAAACGCTGGTAAGCGGGTTGCGCGCTCGTAACTGTTAGCTATGCGTTCAACAGCTATACTGGTGCTGTTACTTACTTTAAGCACAATATTTGCGTGTTCGAAAACGCTTGTGTGACCGCTCCTCTTCAGCCTCTCGCAGAATTTCTGCGCTGTGCCGGGGGCTATCTTGTCCTGCGAATCGTAGCAAATACGCCCGCAGAGTTCTATGAGTTCCTCCGGCTTGTCCTCATAGCCTCTGACCAGCTTTGCACTGGGTTCTATTATCTTCATGTGTGTTCCTTTCTCTCAGAATCGCAGAGCTTCATGAGATAATCCTCATACCACTCCGCTTTCTTGATGTCCTCCTCGCCGTTCTTCCTGTCAGCACGGAAACGGTACTTGAACGCATTGCAGCGGCAGAACGCCTTGACGGCTTCAATGCCGAACATCGCCTGCATTACCTCAATACATTCATGCGCGCCCTGATAGTGCGCGGGGTGGTTGACGTTATCCGGCGCAGAACCGGTGGGAACGTCTTTCAGGAAAGCGGTGCTGTAAAGCAGGTTTACGTTTTTATCGCCCATGGTTTCAAATGTAAATGCGACGCAAAGATAGTAGAGACCGGCGCGATATATGTTACAATCGGCGCAGTCAGGCGTTGAACGGCACATCTCGTTAAGCCTGTCCAGCTTATCTTCTGTTGTCACGTCCGCTCACCCTCTTTCTTTTCGGCAGGAACGCGCCCTTGAACGACCACACGGCGATTATCGCCAGGATCATCATCAGGAAGTCGTGACCGTCCATCGTGTAGTCAATGCCGCCAAGTGAAGCAGCTATCGTCCGCGCGAACAAGCCCGCGAACATTGCGATTATGTAGGGTAAAACTTTCATCGTTCCTCCATCTTCTCTATCATAGCGTCCACGGACACCTTTTTGCCGTCAACATCGAGGAAAAGTCCTTCGACATTCAGCAGCTTGCGATAGTCAATTCCATAGGAGCGCAGACCGCGTATAGCGTTTATCAGCGCCACGTCATCGTTTGTGGCCTTAAAGCTCTTGTATGTGTCAGTGAGTTCGGCCTGCCGCGTGTACTCATCGTAGCTTGCCTGTAGTGCGTCCGTGAACCTTTTCAGCCTGTCCATGCCGAAACCGAACTCATTATGGAGCGCTTCCAGCGTGAGTATCTCCCATGTCGTGCGCTTGAGATCCATTTCAGCGGATATCTTCTCGGATATCCGGCGTTTTATCGTCTGTTCAACGTTTATCTTCACGATTCGTCCTCCGGTTCCTCGGCACTGAGCCACGCTTCCTCACAGAGACAGTCATAGCAAAGCTGCTTGCCATTGAAAACTCTGAGTTCATCGCGTTCGAACTCGTTTTCGCATTCATCGCAGAACCAGCGCGGAACGTTTCGATTCGGGCATGCACTGCCCAAGCAGCCTTTTTCCGGCGGGCAGCCTACGCACTCATCAACATGTTTCAGCATTCAGATTACCTCCATACTTGAATATCCCGGAGTTGTGGATAAACTCCACTTCTTCCTTTGTGGGGCTGGTTATAAACCTCCTGCCGTTCCGTATGCAGTCTGAGTAAGGGCACTCGAAGCAGCTGTGCGGCGGCTGGCATATTTCCATGTCAAGCTTCTCGGGGTTCTTTGTTTTGCCGCTCACGCGGTTTGCCAGCGTGCCGGGTCTGATGTTGAGTTCCCGCGCGGCATTAGCAAGCCCGATTTCGCTTATCCGCGCTTTCGCCTGCTCGATGTCGATGTAAAATCTACTTCCCATCGCTTTTTACCTCCACGGAGTGTTCAGAGAAAAGCCACTCCAGCGTTACATTGAAATAGGACGCAATGTGGACAAGCTGTCCCAGCGTCCAGTTGCCGGGCTTGTCATGGCGGGAGCTGAAAGTGTTGCGGGAATTAATACCCGCTATGCGCATGATGTCGTCCCGGGTCTTTCCGCGTGCCGCACACAGCAGGGAAATGTTCGTCATGATGTTCTTCCCGGTTTTGTCCACGTTAGCCCTCATCGGAAGTCTCCTGCAAAGCTATAGTGATAAGCGTGAGAATCTTCGTGACTGCCTGACGGTATGTCATGCTGCTATTCTCCGCCATGAGAGTGCCAAGAGCGCGGATAACCGAGCATGTTTCTGCCATGATGGTTACTGCGTTGCCCCCAATTGAAGTATTTGCTTTGCCGTTGTGCGATTCGACCTTAATCATCGTTTTCTTCCTCCTTGTATGCCGGAATGATTTCCGTGTGCTGGTTTGCGTAGACTATCATCTCGCTTGCGATGTATGAGATCGCAAGCCCTGTACGAGCTGAAATATCTTCCAGGATGTTATACGCCTTTGGCGTTATCCGGATAATGGTGCGCTTGTCGCGGTACTGCGGCTCCCGGACGTTCGGGACGGTGAATGTCAGTGTGTTCATTCGTCCACCGCCTTACTTGAACAGCCAGTCGAGCTGACCGTCGGCTTTCAGTTTGCTGAGAATGTTGCAGGCTTCCCTGGCATCTTCGCGGTTATAAAACAGCGAACTTGTATAAGGCTCGCCATCGTTCTTGCAAACACTTGCATAATCAAATCCATCTTCGTCAGAGCCAAAGGTAATTACCCAAAAGCCGTCAACCCCGCGGTTTTCGCGCTCCACTACATCGCGTATGCGCTCAACCAGCATAAGGAACTTGATTTTCTTCCCGATCCCGATCGCACGTTCGCTGGTTTTCCAGCAGTTATCTGGGTTGGCTACACCGTTCTCCGCGTCCATGCTAAGTGCGTAAATTATGTCTTTGCCATTAAAGGCTTCATAATACCGCTCATCAGCTTTCGGCATCCAGAACCCCGGGTCATACGGCTTCTTCTCCTCCGGCTCGTCCGCCGGAATGCTCTCGAAGAGCTTCACCAGCCCCTCTGAAATTGCGCCGATAGCGTCGGCGGTCTCCTTGTCTTTCAGCAGTTCGATTATCTGCTGCTTCTTTTCATTGGTCATAAAATCCTCCTGTTTTGTCGTGTGTTCTGCTTACTTGGTGTGTTCGTGCCATGCTTCCATGAATACCTTTAATGCGGCAATCATCGCTAACATTACAACGATGAAATTCACGATAAGGCATACAAGACAGCAGACTATCATTATTGCGATTTCCATTTACTCACCTCCTGTTGTTTGTATTTTCCGAAGATAGTCAATCATCTCTCGGAATGCCGCTGAGTTTTCGAGTTTCAACCAGTCATGGTAAGCCATTTCAAATGAAACTGTCGCAGAATGGCGATTTCCAAGTTCGTTGAATTCGTAAACATGATACGGCTTTTCCCTTGCACGCTTCTCGATTAAGAACAGCCTTATGCCCGGGCATTTATCCAGCCCGCAGTTATAGGGCTTTTCTTTTACCCAACAATCGCAAACCGCGTTTAGCTTTTTGCCGCAGTGCGTGCAGAAGTTTGCGCTGGTTGGGATTTCTTTTCCACAGCCGGGGCACTTTTTTTTGTGTCCAATTTAATCACCTCCTGCTAGGGAATCAAACTCAGAGTACATGCGCCGGAATCAAGAAATTCCCAATACCTCTTTAATTGTTTCAACGATGTTGCCAGACTTGGTCTGCCCTGTCAGCACTTTATATAAGACAGAGCTGTCAACAAACATTGACGGATTTTTCCTTTTCACTTCGTCTATAAGCCAGTTTTGATTTTTATTGCGCTTTAAAAGCTCCATTTTAACAACGAAGCCGAATTCCGAAATAGGCTTTTTTCGTTCAGAAGCCAAAATTTCACCTCCTTTTCACTTGACAATTACAGATTTATGTAGTATAATGCATTTGTCGGGAATGATTATTTCAGAAATCTGTCATCTTGCTGACAACTAGATTATATTACAGATTTCTGAAATTGTCAATAGGAAATTACAGAGTTCTGATATCTTTGGAATTTCTTACAATTTGGAGGAGTGTAATATGAGCAACCTATACAAAAACATCGAGTGCTTATGTGCTCAAAACAATTTGAACATCACGCAACTGTGCAGAGAGATTAATGTTTCAAGAAGCACGCTGTCCGAACTGTCCGCTGGCAGGACGAAAGACTTGTCATCAGAAGTAAAGAGAAAAATAGCCCAGTATTTCTTAGTTAATATAGAATTTCTAGACCAAGAGAATTACGATATCCCATGCCCGGAATGTGGATTTCAGTACTCGCCAAGTATTACTGGCGACCGAAAGAAACACCAAGACAGGCATATAAAGTGGGAAAAAGCCGTCGAGAAGTACGGATTTTGTTGGAACGGCATATACCGAGCAAACTGTAAAAGTAAAGTTTATGATCTACTATCAGACAAAGAGATTAGTTTGGAGAAGAAAATAACGTATTATACGGCGTTGCTAAAAGGATATTTTTCCAGAGCAATAGAAGCGGTTGATTATGACCTCAATCGCTCCTTTGAAGAATATGCATCGGCGTTTATAAAGCAGGAAAATAACTGTTTCCCGCAAAAAGGCTCTACAGAATACAAAGAATTGTTAAAACTATTCGGAGAAAAATCGGCGAATTTAACCGGAACATATTACGCTGATAGCAAAGTCATTCCTTGCGCAAAAGAGCCCTTACCATTGAACGGAGCAGGTACTTCTACAGCAGCTAAGCTAAGCGAACGCGAAATTGCTGTAGCTTTAGCCTATCGGAATTGCCCGGCGGCGCAGCCCTCTATTGATTACATTCTCGGTCTGAATCTGGACGAGCACCAAGACATCAGCGTAGCAGCCAAGGGTGGTCACTTCAATGCAGTTGCTGATAAAGCTAAAACAGATAGCGCGGTATCAGAAGCATTCGATGAATTAAACGAACAAATCAAGAAAAAATATTAATTGGCATTAATTACTTTGCAAGTCTTGCCGGATTATGTCGCAAAATAGAAGTGTAAAATCTATTTTGGAGGTAATCTACCATGACGAAGCGCAACATTCTTGCCGAAGCAGACAAATTTCTTGTAAAGGGCGAAGTGACGGAACTGCCGTTAACAATGGATACGCTGAGAAAAATCGCTGTCCGCTCCAACTGGCTGCTGTCTTCTTATCAGCATTCCGAAAAAATACTTGAAGCTACTGGTACAAGCGAAAAAGCGAAGCATTTTCCTGCGTTCACTATACGCTGGGACGGCAAAGTAATAATTCTGTACGATGAAGAACTGCCGTATGATTTGAAAGTGCAGTTCATCTGCCATGAGTTCGGGCATATCGTCCTTAATCACACGTCTGACCGCGCTATAATCGGGGCGAGCCGTGACGCAAGCACAACAGCCATGCAGGAGCGCGAAGCCGATGATTTCGCCACGGAAATGCTTGCCCCAGCATGCGTAATGAATAAACTGGGAATATCCTCGGTGAATGAGCTTCTGAAAACCGGCTTGCTCACGACAGACCAAGCTTTGGAGCACTTTGAAAACGTAAAATCCGGTGCGCCTGTGACAGAAACACAGAAGCTTCTTTGCGACCGCATAAATTTCAATCAGCCCAAACGTCACAACTTTTCGTGGCTTAAATATATTGCTTGCTTTGCGGCAGGCTTTGTAATTTGCATGGCATTGCTTTCAATAAAGAATAACAATTCGCTTCCTGTTGTGCCAGATGATTATAACAGCTCGTCGGAATCTCCGTCAGAAACCCAGGAGCCGGGGGAAAGCACGGTCACGACAACAGCCACATCAAGCAGTACATCGTCAACGACTGTGCCAGTGTCAAGCACCGCTTCTACGTCAGCTTCAACCACACCCGCCCAGGACGACCCACAGTCCGAAGTTGTTTATGTTACACCACACGGCACTAAATACCACAAGCCGGATTGTTACCACGTAGAGGGCAGGGCAGACATTGTGGGAATGACGATATCAGAAGCCGAAGCAAACGGTTACGAACCATGTAAGCATTGCTTTTAAGGAGATAATTATGGCGGACTATAACTTTAAAGAAGAAACCCGCTCTGAAAAGGTCAACGGGCGGGTCAAGCGTTATAAGTGGTACTCAATACAAGTCTATCTGGGGAAGGACACAGACGGAAAGAAAGTGTACAGGCGCTTTTCCGGCAGGGATAAGAACGAACTCCTGCGCCAGATAGCGCAAGCCGAAGCGGAACTGAAAGAGACCAAGGAAAAATCGGAAACCAAAACACTCGGCGAAGCGCTAGAGGAATACATCGTCAGCAGGACGGCGGTTTGCTCTCCGTCTACCATCAGAGGATATCGTTCTGTACAACGGAATGCGCTGTCGGAGCTGCAAAACCGACCGATAGATGAAATATCTCAAATTGAACTGCAAAAGTTCATGAACGAATATGCCAAAACTCATAGCCCTAAAACTTGCAGAAACGTGCACGGCTTACTATCTTCCATTTTACAAAACAACAGACCGGGATTCACCATAAAAACTACTCTGCCGCAAAAGGAACTAAGCGATATCTATGTTCCAGATGAAAAAGAGATAAGTCAGATAGCCGAACTGATACGCGGCAATCCGTTGGAGATTCCTTTTCTTCTTGCGACACAATGCGGTTTGCGTGAGAGCGAAATAACAGCCCTGAATATCAGCAATGTTCACGATGACTATATTATGGTCACAGAAGCTTATGTGCTTGATGAAAACGGCGTATATCAGAAGAAAGCGCCGAAAAGCTATGCGGGATATCGCAAAATCCCTATTAGTAAGGCGTTTGCAAATATACTTTGTAAAGCCGCTGATGAAGATGGCAGGGTAGTAGCCATGAGAAGTATAAACATCTGTAACAACTGGATACGGTTCCGTGACAAAAACGGATTTGATGAAAATATGAATTTCCATGCGTTGCGCCACCACTATGCCAGCAAGTGTCTGCTTATCGGAATGCCGCAAAAGTACATTGCAGAGATAATGGGACATTCGAGTACGCGAATGATTGAACAGGTTTATCAGCACGTTTTTGGCTCTGCGATGGAAGAATATGCAAATAAAATTCGCAACAAAATGGACGATTTCTGCAAAAACTACAGTAAGCCAGACAACACAATAGACAACACATAGCCCATTAACGCGATAGCAAAGCCATTGAATATGGGTTCGACTCCCATTATCCGCTCCAAAGACTTAATCCCCGCCAAATGGCTTGATTAGCTGTTTGACGGGGATTTTTGCTATCCGGAATCGCGACGCGCAACGAATGTATTTTACCACATTTTTGCGTATTTTTTCGCAAGTATGGGTGTCAACATGGGTGTCAAGTTTGGCGTTAAAACTGTTTTTATCGTGACAAGTAGGGTAAATGCAACTGCCAAAAAATTCAAGCTCTGTTTTATGCAAAATAACGAATTCCCCGGAGCCAACGCCCCGGGGATAATCATTATTCGATTTTCACAGAGCAGCCCAGCGCCTGGAGTGCCTGGCGGTAACGCTCTACTTTGCTCTGGGCGACTGAGATCTCGGCAGTGATCCTGACCTGCTTCTCCGGCGCGACCTGCCCCCGGAACCAGTCCATATTCTTGCCGAACCTGGCGAGCCAGTGCTCCGGGTCGCCGTGGTTGGAAGCGTAACCACGGGCGCAGGCTTCCTTGTGGCTGATGATGTTTTCCGGCTTGATAGTCGGATAATTCTTCATGAGCCGCTTGCAGAGGTCAGCTGCAAGCCCGAAGGCATCCTCGAAGTAGGCGCGGTCGTTCAGCGCGTCCTCCGCGATCTCAATCTGTATGTATGCCGGGGCGTAGTTGTAGCTGCCTTTTGAGCCAGAGCCGCAGCCCCAGCAGCAGACGTTCCAGGGAAGCAGCTTAGCCGCTTTCACTTCGCCGTTCTTGTCCTTGCCTATGACCGCGTGCGGGCACACATCGGAATCCGCACGGTCGAAGTAATTCCTGTAGGGATTCTCCCCGCAGATCTCCGGCGCGTTGACATAGCGCTTGAGGTTCGGATTGTCCGCCCCGGTGCTGTGGATTATGATACCTGCCGGGCTGCCTGTCGGCATGGGGCGGGCGGCTTTGAACGCTCCATTGTTCCGGGCGTATGCTTCAAATGTTATCGCCATCGTCGCTGTCCTCCTTGTGCGCGCCATCAGCCAGCCCCTCGCCGATGACATACCCCACGACTGCCGCGCCGCTGAGTATGCAGCCGGAAACGGTTTCCGCTGTCTCAGAGCTCCCCCCGAACGCTACGATAAGACCCGCGATGAATCCCGCTGTAGCAACCCACAGCTTTCTTGATGTCAGCTTTCTTCTCCAGTCGATTTTCATGGTACTTTTCCTCCTTAGTTATTCGGTAATTCCATAAGGTCATTATAAAGCTCCGTCGCGACATCATTGCCGCCAAGTGCGTGGTACGCCTTGTATGCTCTTGTGAGCGCCTCCTGAGCGTATATCGGGCATTTCCCGCGCTCGGTATACTTTTCGTGCGACCGGATTATCTCCGCCCGCAGCAGGCACTGCACGCCTGCCTCAAGCTGCTCTGTACGCTCATCGCGCTTCTGTTTGCGCGTTGCAAGCGTTGTAAACAGCACATTGCCGACGGTCACTCCGGCGCCGATGAGCGCTACAATAATACTGCTGTCCATTATGTACCCTCCATTCCCGCGAGCTCCACACGGAGCTGCGCCGCTTCTTCCTCAAGCGCCTTGAGCCTGCTCTTATCCTCGTCAGTGCCTACGCCTGCGACTATTGCCGCAAGCGGACGTATACGCTCCCGGTCAATCTCCGCGAATCTGCGGGATATCTCTGCGGCTCTGAGCCGGCTTTCCCGGGCGGCGCGCTGCTCGTCTGTTTCGCGCGGCTCGATTATATCGTTACAGTTCTGCGACATATGCGTATCCTCCTTCTACTGCCTTGATGTCTGTTATTGTCCTCATACTCGGGCGCAGGTCGAGCGGGTCAATGTCGTTCGTTGTCCGTACCTGATAGTAGCGCTGGCACTTCGCAAGCTCCGCGGCGTAGTCGGGCGGAACAAACGGGGTCGCAAGCGACCCGCCCTCCAGCTTCGCCCATGCGAGCTTCAGGGAGTTTCCGGCTTCGGTTCCCTTGTTGAATCCGATGGAGACTGCAGAGATGTACTCGCCCTCGGGAAGGTCGACCGATACCTTGTTCACTCCCTCGCGGAGCACCGAAGTATAGTAGCTGTCCACGTAATCCCCCGAAGCGTTCACGGTGCGGATTCTCGCCGACCATACCCCGGATACCTCCAGAACGTTCAGCGAGAGCGTGTACTTTCCGGGAGCAAGCGGGAATTCGATATTCTGCCAGAATGCGTGGGTGTTTGACGTCAGCGCCGCTGTAGCAGTCAGGCGGATTCCATCGGATTCCGGAGCAGCTTTGCACTTATCAGTGGAGATATACCACCTGTCCACAGTGTAGCCGGTGGAGTACTCGCTCAGCCCGCGCTGATTTACCCGGAAGTCCGGATTGTCAAGATCGTTCTTTCCGCTCAGCGTATTCCAGTACGCCTTCTCATCGGCTGTTACGTGGATATCCGTGTCAGCCGCATGCGCTTCTATGGCGGCTCTGGCTACGCTGTCAGCACCCGAGCCGCCGGACTGTGCTGACGTCTTAAAAGGGCACGCGGTGTAGTCCGAGCCTACAAGCTGAACCGAGCCGGTGCCGAGCAGATACACAGAGCCACAGGCTCCGTATATCGCCGCTGCCTGCCCCGCCGGAATGCTGACTACTCCGTCAGCTCCCGCCGTAACGCCCGGAGCAGTGGACGCGTACACAACGGTCGTGCCGTCGTTCCTGAGCCAGGCGTTTGTGCCGCCGCTGTAATCTGCCCTGATTTCCGCGCCCGAAAGCGCTATAGTCTTTGATGTCATGTGTTGCCTCCTATTTTGTGTTTTTTCATTAAGTACGCCGAGTTATTACGCACCGTTGCTTCATCGTGGTATTGCGAGCCAAAAGCACACATTACAAAGTCACAAATTGTTGGTGCGTCCAATCTTGTTGACCCGAGATACTCGTTGTTGAGGTACATCATATTCGCGTACTGCCCGGTCATGCAGTTACCGACATGCCCAACAAGAGCGCCATCAATGTAAAAATAAGTAACACCGTCCACACGTGTAAAGCAGTACACATGGTACTCGATACAACTTACGTTTGTTTGCTGAATATCATACGCTGCAGACGAAAAGTACAAATTGCCATCAAACTGCAATAAACCGAAACCATAATGCTCAGAATTAGACAGCTGTGAAAGCCTCTTCGTGATAATGCAGTTGATAACCTTACTAACCTCAGACTTTACTATGGCATACACTGTACTTGGCTCAGCGCAAGCGAACGTACCGTACTGACTAGCTGTAAAGTGCACTGCTTCACCGTTCTCCGAAGCGCCTGCAAGAACGATATCGGCATATCCGGCAACGGAATTCTTCCAGCGCAGGCTTGCAATATCACGCGTATCGGGCGTGAACATTCCGAATATTCCGTCCATTATAAATGCCGTCTTGCTTATTCCCCTGCACATCGCCACAGCCCAGAACACCGCGTTATGCGCAGCCACATCGGTTATACCCGCCGAGATTTCCGGCTCGAACTCGTTCCCCGCGCTGTCGCTTATTTTGGATATCAGCCCGGTTTCCGCGTCCTTTTCTATCGTGTACGTCGTGCCGTTGAATTTTACCGAGGCGTCGGTCAGGTACTGGTATTCGGTGAGAGTAGCAGACGTTGCCCCCGCCGCCATCTGCTTCTCCGTGGCCTCCTGCCGGTTCTCAGTGCTCCGGTTCTGCGCCTTGCTTTCCGCCGTGCAGGATATCTTCTCGACAAAGCCGCCCGTGCAGGTCAGCGACAGCTCCTGTTCCATAACGATCACCTTCTTCTGAGTGCCGTCCGCGTCCTCGACCGTGAACACATCGCCCGGTTCGAGGATATTCTCAGCAGGCATTTCGAGTGAAACCGCCGAGTAATTCAACCCGCCGAGCCTGTTCCATGCGTATTCCGCGATACCGACCGTCGCAAACGGGTCATACGCCGTCACTATGCCGTCGGCGGTTTCGTCGTACTCAGAAGCAGTGCCGTCGATGTAGATTTTATCGTCGCCGCCGCGCTGGAGCAGTATCCCCTTGACCGTGTATCCGCTTCCACCTGCTATATCCAGCGAGTAGCACCGTCCGTGCTGAACGGTTTTTCCGACCTCCTCGTAAGCCGGGAATTTCAGCACCTCAGACGGCGAGAACCGCGCGTTCCTGCCATGACTTGCCGCGATGTAGCTGATAAGCTCCTGCGCCGTGTAGCCGTCGGGAGCTTTCTCGACCGTGATATCCTCGCAGACAAAATCGGTCGTGACCCCGGCGCGGGCACAGAGGTAATTCAGCATTGCCTGCATTTTGCAAGGAAACGTCGGCGCGGTTGCCTTGCTGGTGTCCACCCAGCTCACGCGCTTGTCGAGCCTGCTCATCATGTCGTAAGCCTTGACCGCGGTAACGCCGTTGCGTGTGACCGCCTCGTCAACGTAGAATGTCCCGAGCCGTATCCAGTCGAGCACCGGAGCTGTGCAGCGGTAAAAAACCTCAACTTTTTTCAGCCGCCCGTTAAAAAGAATTGTCGCCTTAGTTTCGAGCGTGAGCATGTCCGACATGCACGCGCCTATCTGGAGCTGATCGGAGCAGCTCCGCAGGATATCAACGCTGATAACGTCCCCGAGCCATAGCGTGTCCGGTTCGGCGGAATTGCCGTAAACCTTGACCATAACTCCGAACTGCCGCCCGGAGCTCTGCACCTGCGCAAGATATTCGTCTGAAACTGTCCTCATATCACATCTCCTCGAACACCAGCGAGATCTCGCTGCACATTACGTCGTCGCCGTCTGCGTAAAGCACCGGGGTCGGGATATCACCGCTCAGGTGAACAGAATACACGCTGCTGTCAACGCTGACATTGAACGTTATCGGCTTTATGACCGCCTTTATCTCCTCCCACTTCGCAAGAGGAACGATCGGGAACTGCACCGAAATGCGTTTTTTCGAAAGCTCGGAGATACGGTCTACCACCAGCGAACCGTTCAGGGTCTGGTTTACCGACTGGCTCCGGAACGTGTCCGCGATGTCCGGCGGCAGAATGTACTTGCTGACGTCGATATCGCCTATTTTTAGTATCATGATACCTCCTAGAAATTGAACGGCGATTTGCCGGAGCGCTTCGCCATAATGTTGCAGTCCCGGACGCACGCCTTGCCTATCGTCAGGTCGCCGGCGGTCAGCTCAATGGTCATATCGCCGAAAGCGTTCTCGAACTTCTCAACCTTGCGCTGCAGCTTGGTTATCGCGTTTATCACGTCGGCGAGGTCGGTCTCCTTCGAAGCGGACGAACTTTCAGCCGCGCCCGATATCGCGCCGGTCAGGGCGTTTATCTGGTGCGCGGAGGCCGTCTTTCCGAGCACGTCCTTGCCGATGAGCGATTTCAGCGCGGCGGTCTGGTCGTTGTCCCACATGGTCGGGACATACGACGTTATGCTGACGAAATTGCCCTGGCTGCCTGTGGAACTGCTCGAACCGCCTGAGCTGGTCTTGGTTTTCGATGTGTCGGCGGTTGGGGTGTAGGGCTTGTAAGTGTAGGTGCTTTCATGCTCGGGTTCAGCGGGGGGTTCTTCTGTATTCCCTTTAAAATAATAGTCGTTAAACGCTTTGGTGTTGCCGTAAACGCCGTAGCCGACGGAACCAGCAAGCCTTTTGGACTTTTCTGCTTCGTCTTTCATAGACTGAACATTCGCAAGGGCGGTTTCAGCATTGTTCTTTGCGTCTAAGCCGGATTTCAGATTATTTATCTGCTCGTCTAACCTGCTGGCATACTGCCTGTAATCGTCAATGCGGGTTTCGTTGTATTTATCCGCCGCTAAGTCTCGCAGGTATTCGAGATCTTTTATCCTGTCCTCGTAAGAACCGCTGAAATACATATTGCCGCCAAAAATGTTTGAATCAGAAGATTTGAATGTGCCAAGCTTTAACGCTTCACTCAACAGGTAGTCGTTTGTTCCATTGGTGTTCATCGCGAACAGACCTATTGCCGTACTTTCCTTTTCTGCTTCTTCGGCGGCAGTAAGGCCCATTCTTGCTTGACTTTCAGACATTTCATATGACTTGGAAATGACGCCATTCATTTTGTCGATAACGCCCTGATACGAATCAGCCACAAGGTCGATACTACCGGCAAGGTCACCGAACTGCTTGTTCAGTTCTTCCTGCAAAGCTTTAAGTTCAGTTTCCTTTTCAGCTGTGTCCTTTGTGGAATTATAAACCTTTTCATAGCGCTTTTTGACATCTTCCAGCCCTTTAGTCTGTTCTTGGTATTCCTGCGAGGACTGCGTTAATTCATCTGATTTTGAAGTAAGGTCTGCCATACGTTCGTTACAGTCGTCCATAGCTCCGGACAGCGCCGCAATTCCTCCGACCGCTCCAGCAGCGAGCGAACCTATCAGCACGAACGGATTAGCCGCGCCAGCTGCGTTGAGCGCCAATTGTGAAACAGTCGCCGCGTCTGTTATAGTCTTAAATGACCGTATTGCGGTCACTGCCGCCTGAACAGCATTCCCGATTTTGATTGCGGTCTTAAAAGTTACTAGCGCTATTGCGATTGCGGCAATAGCGTCTCTTGCTTCCCACGCTACTTTTAAAGCTTTGCTTATGAACTCTACTGCGTTTTTTAGCACTGTTGTCAATTCCGGAATGTGCTTTGCAACAAAGTCGGACAGCCTTTTTGCGATATCTCCGACCATCTCAATGAGCGGCGGGAGAAGTTCAGAAATAAGTTGCGAGATAGGGTCTATCATCTTTAGTAGAGATTCCACAAGCGGCTCCGCTGCGTCCAACAGCACCGGAACGACCTCGTCGGCTATCTTGCCGAGCTTGTCAATGACCTCCGAAACGACCGGGATAAGCTCGTCGCCGAGCGGCTGTATCAACAGCTCAACCTGCCTTTTCAGCCCGCCGAGCGCGTCCGAGAGCGAACTGTAATTTACCTCGACTATCTCGTCCACAGCTCCCGCGCAGTCGTAGGCGCTGTCGGAGATATCGCCGAGCGCCTTAACCGCGTCAGCGCCGAGATCCTCCCACATGGTCCCGAACAGGTTTACTCCTGCTTCGTTCTGCGCGATGGGGTCCTCCATCTCGCCGAGCGCTTTAATGATCGTCTGGAACGCGTCCCGGGCTACGTCGCCGCCCTGTGCGAACTTCTTCGCCATATCCTCTGCGTCGTAGCCGAGGGCTTCAAAGCCTTTCTTGGTGGTGTCGGAGCCGTCGATAGCGCGGATAGAAAACTCCTTGACTGCGTCGCCTATTTTATCGAGGTTCCATGCTCCGTTCTCCGCGCCGTTCGCGAAGATAGTGAACATATCGTCGGCAGAAAGCCCCAGCTTTTTGAACTGCACGGAGTACTCGCTGATATTGTCCAGCAGCTCTCCGGAGTAGTCGAGGCCGTCCTGCGCGCCTTTGGCGATATAATCGAACGCGTCCTCGACGGCAATGCCGAAATTCTCGACCATCGCCTTTGCGGCGCGGGAGGTCTCGGCGACGTCCATATCGAACGCGTCCTGCAAGGCGTAGGCGCTTTCGGTGATTTTTTCGAGCGGCTCCGCGTCCATTTCGCCGAGATTCTGCGTTATTTTGGAAATGGTCGCGGCGATGTCGTCGAAATTCTCGCCGAAGTTGTCGCCGTAAACTCCCTTTATCACCTCGGAGTACTTTTCAGCGGCAGCCGCGCCCTCGCCTGTGGCGCTGGTAACACGCTTGACTGCCTTGTCCAGGTCGTCAGCAGATTTTACCGCCGCCGTGCCTATCGCAGTACCCGCCGCAGCCGCTGCGGAAGCAGCCGCGCCTATTGCCTTGATAGCTCCCAGAGCCGCTTTTTCAACCTTATCTGCGGAATCTCCGATTATCTTCTCCGCGTTCTTGAGATCGTCGGGGAGCTTGCTGTTGTCGCCCCGGATATGATATACTACTTCTCCTTCGGGCATTTTTCCTCCTTTCGGGCATGAAAAAAGCACCTTGTTTTTGTGCAAGGTGCTTTTTCTATGTACTTGATGATTGCCGGCGTCACATAAACGAAATCAACGATAATACCGTAAACAGAGCGCTTGCGACCGCCGCCACCATAGAAATGATGGAAATGACAGCAACCACCTTTGTATTCTTCTGAACAGCGGAAAGCAGTTCGTTATTGCGCTCCTCCGCGCGGCTTATCTTCTCAAGCAGTATGTTTGTCGCGTCAGTACCCTCCGCCATTCCGGACGGCGTACCAGCTTCCGCTCCGTATGTCACATACTGTGAGGGAATAGTTTTGCCGCAGGCGTCGCAGTACATTGACGTTGACGTTCTGCCACAATCGGGACATCTGTACATTTTCATAGAGAATTACCTCCAAAAAGTTTATTTTCTACATTATAGCACGTCCCATCGGAAATGTCAATACAGAAATCATTCAGCCTGCGCCCGCAGCATATTGAACAGCCCGTCCCAGCCCCCGCCGTCCTGCGCCTGCGAAGCGCCCTTATTCGGCAGCGCGTACAGCGTTTTCAGCTCCGTGAGCCGCCGGATATACTCCGCGTTGTGCTTGTTCGGAGCCGGGATATCCTCCGAGCGTATCCGCATTATCTGCTTCACCGGCGCGTCCTCCGGAAGCCCGTGGAACATCGCGAGGAACGCGCACCAGTGCAGCCGCCCGCACTCCTGTATCAGGTCGATACCGTAAGCCTGCCGGAACGACGAGTATATCTCCTCCGCGTCGAAGCTGAAATCAACGCACTTCTGCGGCTGCTTCTGCGTTGACAGCCTCCGCTGCGGTGGAGCTATCACCTCGTCCATAAGCTGTTGGAGTACCCGGCTCTGTACCTCCGGCGGCGGGGTTTTCCGGCAGTCCACGAGCCATGAGAAACCCGCCTCCGTCTTTTCCTCCGGCGTGAGGCCGGGGTCGTCGAGGACGTCGTAGAACCGCAGCACCCGGTCGAACCACAGAGTCAGCCGGTACTCCTGACCTTCAACGGTAATGCGGTCGGGAAACGGCTCGTACAGCTTCATCTGAGCTTCTTCCCCCTGCGGTAGATTCCCTTGAGCTGTTCGCGGCGGCGAGCTATGCACTCGTTCACGCGGGGGAGTATCACGTCGTAGATATACGGCACTATCGCGACGGACATCTCAACGTAATTACCCCCGAAGAACTCGCAGATGGTTTCCGCGTTCTCCCTGCCAAAGCAGATGGTGAACACCCCGCGCACCGCCCTGCCGTACTGCTCGTAAGCCTCGGCGTAGTCCTTATCGGAAGCCGCCTTTTTCAGCGCCTGCTCAGCGGTCGTGATGTCGGTGAGGTTCCTGCGGAGTTCCCCCGCGATAGCGTCGATGTCAACGACGAACTCCAGCTTTGCGGCGGGCTTTCCGTCCTCTCCGCAAAGCTCCAGCGCGTCGCGTATCTTCTCCGATCTCTTTATCTGGTACATTTTCTGCTCCTTTCAGCATTAAAGCCCTGTCTTCTTCTCGCCGGTGTCGTCCAGATTTCCGTCCTCGACGGTGGGCTTGCCGTTCATCGCCATAACTACAGTCACGGCGTTTGGCGCGGTGGATTCGCCGCCCGCAATAGCTATCTGGGTCAGCGTTACCGGACAGGTGACTATCTGCCCGTTGCGGTTCATCTTGATATCGGTAACACGCGCCGCGCCGGGGCTCCACTGAATCTTGTCGAGATAAGCGCACACCGGGTCGCTTGCCATGAAGTCGCCCTGAAGCGTTATAGTAGGCTGGAATCCGGTAACTGTGCTGGAGCTGTAACCGCCGTCGCTGAGGTAGGACGCGGAATACACGTTCTCGTTCAGCGCGTTCGCGCAGTTCTTGAACGCATTGCACATGGACTTATAGGTCGCGCTGTCACCTGTGGGCGTGGTGTTGATGAACACCTTGACCTCGTGGTTAAGCTCAACACCCGCGACCTTGGGTAATGTCTGGGACATAGTAATTCTCCTTTCAGTCGAAAAATTCGGTATTATGAATGCAGAATTCGGAATTTCGGTGCCGCCTGCGGCGGTTATTTAAATACGTCCCACGAAGTGGGACACCTTAATTCCGAATTAAGAATTCCGAATTCCGAATTAAATAATGATCCGCAGGCTGACGGACAGCGAATATATCCAGTAATCGCCGTCCGTGCCTACGAATAACGGCTCGCTGCGTGCCTCCGCGTTAACGACAGGCGCACCGAGCCGGGCTGTATCGCAGGCGTTGGCTATCCCGCAGAGGAAGCCGTAAGCCTGCTCCTGTTTCTTGAATTTCGACAGCACGTCGAGGGAAAGCACCGCCCGGCGGTTCGCGAGGTCGAGGGAAGTGAACTCCCGGGAACCTGTCACGACCTGCACTGCGATACTTTCCCCGGTCGAAAGAAGCCCGACGGACACCGGCTGCCCTGTTGTTTTCTCCGCAAAAGCCCGGAAAGCTTCGACTGCCTGTAACTGCGCCGTCATTTGTTCAGCTCCTTTCGCAATGCTGTTTCGTAGATTTGCCGCCATTCCTCGCCGTGGTCTGCCTGGGCGCGCTCGCACCAGTGGGAGCCGGCTTTCGGGTTCTTGCGCTTATCGAATTTAAGCCGCACCTCCGGCGAAACCTTGACCTTCGTCTGACCCTCCCGCGCCCATGCTGAACCGGTTTTCGGGTCCACCATGAGAACTCCGTGATAGAGGTACCGCGCGTAGGGAGTAGACCAGACGAGCTTTCCGTGCAGTATATCGCTGTGGATATTCGAGCTGTTGACAAGCGCGTCCTGGTCGTCCGGAACGTACTCGTTGCAGTCCGCGAGCGCCTGCTGAGAGGTTATCCCGCGCGCCTTTTCGGAAGCCGCGCGGATATCGACCGCTATCTGAGCGGAATTGATGTTCACCGTCACAGGCACAGTCCCACCTCCAGATGGTGGAGTTTCTGACGGTCGTAAAAAACCTCGACAGTCTCAACGCGGTAACGCATGCCGCCAAATTCGACGATATATCCCGGCTTGAACTCCGCCCCCGGAGCGCTGTTCCGGCAGTCGTAGAAAAGCGTTGCAGACAGCGTAACGGAGCGGTTGTCGGGCGTGATTATCATTTTACTCGCAGGCTCTACGCGGATATGCGTGAGCTTCGCCAGCTCGACGAGCTCCTTTTTCTGCCACGCGTTTTCTTTCTCCTCGTACAGCACAGCCGAATGTATCAGCAGGGAACGCGGGATAGGTCTCATATCCTCACCCCTCTGTAGAGCAGTCCGGTCGGCTCCAGAAGCGCCAGAGCCTGGGCGCACAGCGAATTCGCCGCCGAACCGCCGGAATTGCCTGAACTCCCGCCGCCGGAATAGCTGAACTTCCCGAGCGTTACCGAGCCGCCGTCCGTGGTCTCCGACAGCGCCGAAACGCCGCCGTTTTCGAGGATAAACTCCGCCTGCGCGCAGACCGCGTTCTGCGCCGCTGTACGCCAGACTTCGGGCGTGGTAGCTACAATATACCCCGAGGGGAATATCTCCCGGTCTACGATAAGCTCCGCGCGTTTGAGAGCGGCTGTCAGCTCGTCCGAATCCGTCCAGCCGCCCCAGTTCTCGGAGTAGTATTCAGCCGTGACCGTCATGCTACTGTAACATAGCCGACCTTAACGCACTTCTTGTTGCTGTCGAGGTCGATTATCTCGATGATGTCGCCCTTCTTGCAGGAAATCTGCGTGCTGTTGGAAGTGAACGCATTTGTCGTAGCGATGGCGGTGAAGTCCTCCTCAAGCGCCGCGCGCTTTGCCGGATTCACGCGGTATACGAACGCGTCCGCAGCGCTCTCGGCGACAGTGACCTTGCACTTGTCAGAAGCAAACGCGCCCTGCATAAGAGTGAGCGAACCCGCGGAAAATACCGCGTAGACAGCGCTCTTGCGGAGCACCTCATGTCCGTAAACGGAACGCCCCTGAACCGCAGAAGAACCGATGTGCTTGCTGTCCTTGAGGTCATTCACGGCGATAGGCACCTTCCATGCGTTGATGCGCGTAGCATAGCGCGGGTGACCTGCGATCATCGCAAGGTTAGCGGTGTCGTCGTTCCACTCGTACACGGTGAATCCCGCGATCTTGCCGACCGCGCCGGACTGCTTCACCTCGTCGCCGAGCGCGGAAGCCTGCACGAACAGCGGGCTTTTCAGCATAGCCGCGTAGATGTCCGGGGTAACAAGCAGGTAGCGTCTGCCGTCGTTCGGGACGTTCGCCTTGCTCATCAGCGTACGGATATCCACAACATCGCTGTATACGGTGCTTGCGGAAATGGAGGACGTATTGACGCGGGTGCCCTGCGAGATGAGCGTGGAAGCGCCGTCGCGGTCGAGGGCGGTCGCCATGGAGTAGCCCGCGCTGTCAAGCCTGTCCGCGATAAGGTTGTCGGGAACGGAAGCCGCGTCGTAGCCGTCCACAAGCTCGTTGACGTACTTCTCGCGGTTGATGAGGATAGAGCGGTACTCGGTGGAGCTTTCGGAAAGATCGCCGCCGGCGCTGCGGTCGTAGTCGCCGACCTTGACCTCGCCGTCGCGCACCGGAACCTTGACCGCGCCCGCGACCGGGTCGCCCTCGTAGTCGTTGTTGAAGATGATACCGTCCTTAAGAATGTTTTCCGAGCGCATTTTCGCAAGGACAAGCGAAGAATAGCGCTCCTGAGCCTCATGCGGCATAAATTAAATCTCCTTTCAGATTTTGATTCCGGGGTTCTTCGCACGGAACGCGGCTTCAACGCCGGAAATCGCGGCGCTGCCGTTCCCGCCGGAAACCCCTGTTGTTGTCGGCGCTGAACCTCCCG